GTGCTTGGCTGACGATTTTGGAGTCAATAGAGATGATTGGAGCCTCCCACCTGATCAATGGTTTGATGCGGACACTGCAATTGTTACTGACAACTACATGCCTGTTCCTACCAATTACCAGATACTAACGTTGCCATTAAGTTACTTTGGAGTGTTTAATTATGTTCCAGCAGATCAAAATTGGCAACCAAACAAGCGATTTAATTTTTCAGTGAATCGGCTGGACAATCAACGACAACTGATACTACTAGAGCTGATAAAACAGTCAGGTGGAATTGATCAAGTGCAACAATTAGATTATGTAAATTTTAATGCACGAGCACAGGGCAATGAGCACACTGCTGAAGATGCTCAACACAGTTTTGCGCATTGTTGGACACAGTTAAATCAATTGCACAACACTGAATATGCTAAGTGGTTTGCCCAAACTTTGCCGCACATACCTGTTAGAAATCACGGGTTAACAGTTGAGCAAACGCAGATCGGTGCCTGGCTCAATTTGGTAATTGAAACTTATGCTGGAGATGCTACAGTGGCATTTAGTGAAAAGATATTTAGAGCACTAGTAACGCCGGCCCCTTGGGCTGTATTCTCGGCGAAACATGCTGTGGGGTATTTAAAAACACTAGGGTTTGATGTGTTAGATGATGTTGTAGATCACGGTTATGACAGTTTGACACAAAACAATACTATGTACGGTCATGGAAAAATTTCTGAATTTGTTAAACTCAACATACAGAATTATTACAACATAAAAAACTCTGATCAAGTTAAATTGTCTGTGAGATGCCAGACAGCAGCTACTCACAATCAACAATTATTGGCACAAATGCAACGTCAGTGGCCCATGGACTTTGCTCAATGGTTGCTTAACACAATAGCAAAACTTCAATAAATACAGGAACTGGAGAGTTCCCTATATGGCTGAAAATACACTGCCCGAACTGAAACAAAATTTAATAGAGTATGTAAAACTCCAGCTTGGTGATCAAATTATTGATCTTGAGCTGGACCCTGCACATTACGAGGCCGCCTATCAAAAAACAATTGGCGTCTATCGTCAACGTGCTGAAAATGCTTATGAAGAAGCCTACATCTTTATGGAACTGATACGCGATGTGAACATTTACACATTGCCCCAGGAAACTGTAAGTGTACGCCAAGTATTCCGTAGAACTTTTGGTGACTCAACTGGCCCTTTTGCCAGTAACTTTGATCCGTTTGCGCAGGCCTCAATCAACGTTTACCTTATGAACTTTAACGTAGCAGGCGGCCTTGCCACTTACGACTTCTACTCACAGTATGTTGAATTAGCCGGGCGTATGTTTGGCGCATACATGAACTACACCTGGAATCCAGTTACAAAGAAGCTTCAGTTGATTCGTGATCCAAAAGGCACTGGCGAGAATGTCTTGCTCTGGGCATACCAGCTCAAACCTGAAATACAATTGCTTAGTGACTTCCAAGTCTCACAGTGGATCAAGGATTACATGGTTGCTAACTGTAAAATGATTATTGGCGAAGCACGTGAAAAGTTTGCTACTATTGCTGGACCACAAGGTGGCGGTAGCCTAAACGGTGCCGCAATGAAAGCTGAAGCCAAAGAAGAAATGGCAGCTAAAATAGAAGAACTTAAAATGTATGTGGATGCAAGTCAGCCGCTTACTTGGGTAATTGGTTAACACAAGATTGCATACTAGCGCATCATGTGTTATAATAACACATGGACTTGATGATTGACTTAGAAGGGCTAGCAACTGGCCCGGATACTACTATCTTAACTATTGCTGCCCAAGCGTTTGATCCGTTTGGTAACAATGTCTATGACCAGTCTTACTATGCTAGGGTTACTTTAGAAAGCCAAGAAACTCGCAAAATAGAGCAAGGCACAATTGAGTGGTGGGCAACTCAACCTGCTGTGGTGCGCGACGAAGCGTTTAACGAAGAGGGTAGAATCCCACTTGATCAAGCACTTGATGGCCTAGGTAAACTGATATGGCATGCTAAACGTGTTTGGGCGCAAGGTCCAACATACGACATGAACATCTTGGAGCATGCTTACAAAAGCTATAACAAACCAATTCCTTGGCAATACTACATGGTTAGGGACAGCCGTACAGTATTTTCACTGTGGCCTGATCAACCGATCCCACCTACTACACACCATGCACTAGAAGATTGCCGCAGACAAATTGGCATGTTACAAAATACACTAAAACATCTTAATGTTCAGGAGTTAAAATGATTATTGGAATCTGTGGACTTATTGGAGCCGGCAAAGATACTGCGGCTGATTATCTTGTGAACTTGCATCATTTTCGTAGAGAGAGTTTTGCTAATACTCTTAAAGATGCAGTAGCCCAAGTTTTTGGATGGGACAGAACCATGCTAGAAGGCCGCACAAAACATTCACGTGAGTGGCGTGAACAAGTGGATGCGTGGTGGGCAAATCGCTTGAATATTCCTGAACTCACTCCGCGCTGGGTGCTACAGCAATGGGGCACAAACGTGTTACGAACTGGGTTTCATGATGATATCTGGATTGCTAGTTTAGAAAATAAACTGAGAAATTCTACAGATGATGTTGTTATTACTGATTGTAGATTTCCCAACGAAATTAAAGCTATCAAAGAAGCTGGAGGCATTGTTGTACGTATTCGACGTGGGAGCGAGCCTGAATGGTACAATTCTGCTGTAGCGTATAATCGTGGTCCAAACGGCAATAGCCACTGGGCATTAAGTAAGAAAAAACTAGATGAGCGTGGTGTACATGCTAGCGAATATTCCTGGATTGGCACAGATTTTGATCAAATTCTTGATAATAACGGCACACTAGATCACTTGTATCAACAAGTTAAGCATCTGGCTCAAGATCCCCAGGCCGCCAAGTAGAATCGGTGCGCTTTAGATCAGCTACACAATTTAAACAAACAGTTTTTAAATTTCGCAATTCGCAGTTATTGAGATTGCTGTCAGCGTGTAGAACCAGCAATTGACTGGTATGCTTTGCCTTAAACCCACATCTATCACATGTGGGTTTTTTCTTGTACCCAGCAGATCTCCATCGAGGTTCTCGGGGCTTGATACCTTTATTTTTTCGTTGGCAACTTTCACACCTTGATCGATAGTGTGTTACTTCATCTTTGATGTAGTTTACCGCACATGGTCGTTGTCCACATGCCTGACATATTGGTCTTTTCACAAGGTATTTATGGTGGACCTTTGGCAAAGGGCGGTGTAGACAGCCTTTTTAGACAGTTACTAATAAATATCAGTAACTTGAAAAGGAAACCATAACATGGCTCTAGTATCCCCAGGCGTAGAAGTAACAGTAATTGATGAGAGTCAATACATCCCTTCAGCCGTTAACACAGTCCCTTACTTTGTAGTTGCCACAGCACAAAACAAAGTATCAGCTGACGGCATAACAGTGGCAGCAGGCACACTTGCAGCCAACGCCAACAAGACTTATTTAATCACAAGTCAAAGAGATTTGGCCGCTACTTTTGGTGTACCATTCTTTTACAATACCACAACTGGTACACCTATTAACGGTTACGAACTCAACGAGTATGGTTTGCTTGCAGCTTATTCTGCTCTTGGTGTTACCAATCGTGCTTATATTCAACGTGTTGACGTTGACCTAACAGAATTAACTGCTAGTTTGACTCGTCCAACTGGGTCAGCCGCAGCCGGCACGTATTGGTTGGATACTTCTAACACTAACTGGGGTATCTTCCAGTTTAATGAAACAAATAACAGTGTTACTACCCCAACACCAATTGTTATCACTGACACAGCCGAAGTTGTAAACGCTCCTGCTGATGACTATACTCCGCTAACCAGCGTTGGTAGTATTGGCGATTATGCAGTAGTTTGTATTCCGCCAGCAATCCGCGGTTATTACAAAAAATACGACAACACCTGGACTGTAATTGGCAGTGATGAATGGAAAACTGCCTGGCCAGCGGTAACTGGCGCAAATGCTCCTACCTCGCTGACAGTTGGCGCAAACATGTATATTAATGACAACTTGGTTACAGTTGGTGCTACCAACACTGTGGCTGGCCTTGTTGCAGTTATCAACGCTGCTGCTATTACTGGTGTTACGGCTCGTACTGTAAGTGGCAAACTAGCATTGTATGCTGACAGTACAGCAAGCAATGACGGATCAACATTAACTAATAATGGATTGATTGCAATTGAGCCAGGACCAACAAGTGGTGCAGCATTACTCACTGCATTGGGTTTAGTAAGCGACGAATACCCAGCACCCGAGTATCTTGCATCATACAGTTACCAAGTACCGCGTTGGGGCTCAACACAGACTAGCCCTCGACCAACAGGGTCAGTATGGCAAAACATCAGCGCAGCCAATAGTGGATTGTTTGTAAGTCTTAAAACATATAGCGCAACACTTGGTACCTTTGTGTCACAAAGTGTTCCAGCATATCAGACAGAAACAGCAGCATTGTATGCGCTTGATCCAACTGGTGGCGGTAGAAATATTC